ATAGACGACAGTGAGCTGCAAAGTTTATCTGGCGACATTTTATCCAGCATTAGGCATGACAAAGAATCGCGCAGTGAGTGGGAAAAAACTTATGTAGATGGCCTAAAGTATCTGGGCATGAAGTTTGATGAAGCTAGATCAGAGCCGTTTGAGGGATCTAGTGGGGTAATACACCCCATACTCGCAGAGGCTGTAACACAATTTCAGGCGCAAGCATACAAAGAAATGTTACCCGCCAAAGGCCCGGTAAAGACACAACTTGTTGGTCAAAGAACCGCAGAAACAGAAGCGCAAGCAGATCGAGTGCAGGAGTTTATGAACTTCTACATTATGAATGTGATGCAGGATTACGATCCAGAGCTGGACATGTTGCTGTTTTATCTGCCGTTAGCTGGCTCTGCTTTCAAAAAGATTTACTACGACAACGTATTGAATCGAGCAGTATCCAAATTCGTGTCTCCCGAAGACTTAATTGTTCCATACGAAGCGTCGGACATTAGTAGCGCGGAAAGAGTTACACACGCGATTAACATGTCGCGGAACGAAATTAAAAAACAACAGCTATCTGGTTTTTACGCAGATGTAGACATTAAATCTAGCTCTTATGATCCTGACGACGATGATGTACAAAAAGAAATAGATGAAATAGAGGGTATGAGTCCCTCTTATGCGGAGGATAGGGATCATACTGTTTACGAAGTGCATACAATTCTAGACCTAGCAGGTTTTGAAGATGTGGACAAAGACGGCAAACCTACCGGGCTGAAGCTTCCCTACATTGTGACAATTGATGAGTCGTCACAGACGGTGCTTTCTATCAGGCGTAATTATGTCGAAGGCGATCCTTACAAAAACAAAATCAATTATTTTGTGCAATACAAGTTTCTACCCGGACTAGGTTTCTATGGCTTAGGTCTTTCGCACATGATCGGAGGTCTATCAAAAGCTTCTACCTCGATTTTAAGACAACTGATCGATGCAGGGACCTTAGCCAATCTACCAGCTGGGTTCAAAGCTAGAGGAATGCGGATACGAGATGAGGACGAACCATTACAACCGGGTGAGTTTAGAGACATCGACACTACCGGCGGATCCTTACGAGAAAACTTAATACCGCTACCAATCAAAGAGCCTAGCAATGTCCTTATGAGCTTGTTAGGCATATTGGTTGACTCAGGTAAAAGATTTGCTGCTATTGCTGACATGAACGTCGGTGATATGAATCAAGCAATGCCAGTAGGCACAACTGTAGCTTTGTTAGAGCGCGGCACAAAAGTTATGAGTGCTATTCATAAAAGATTGCATTACGCGCAACGTATCGAGTTTCAACTACTATCAAAGGTGTTCAGTGAATTCTTGCCGCCAGAATATGCATACGAAACAGGCACAGGCCCTAGAGAAATCAAACAAAGCGATTTTGATGAACGCATCGATGTAATTCCGGTTTCAGATCCAAACATATTTAGCCAAAGCCAGCGCATAACGCTCGCACAAGAGCTTTTGCAGATGGTGCAATCGAACCCGCAAGTGCATGGACCAAACGGCATATACGAGGCTTACAGGCGCATGTACGGTGCGTTAGGCGTAGACAATGTAGAGGCATTGCTACAACCGCCACCAGATATGACTCCACGGCCCATCGACGCAGGCCTAGAGAACAGTGGTTTTTTAATCGGTCAGCCAGCGCAAGCATTTGAAGGTCAGAATCATACGGCGCATGTCGAAACACATAGAGCATTATTTCTGACGCAAGTGGTCAAAGAAAACCCACAAATACAAGCCATGGTCATAAGCCATGTAATGCAACATTTGCAATTCTTGGCTTCTGAGATGGCGCAACAACAAATACCGCCAGAAACCATGGAAAGAATAAATCAGGTACAGCAGCAGCTGCAACAAATGCCGGTCGACCAACAACAACAATCTGCGCAACAAATACAGATTTTGTTAGATCAATTTGCTGCACCAATAATGGCACAACTTAGCGAAGAGTTTTTACAATCAATCGGTCAGGGATCCGAAGATCCTTTAGTAGAGATTAGAAAAGCGGAAGTAGAGCTGCGTGATAAAGAGCTTGATCAAGAGCAATCTCAGTTTGAGGCAAAACAAAATCAACGCGCTGAAGAGAAGATTCTTGAGAACGAAATACAGAAGCAACGTATAAATGTGCAAAAAAACGTAGCAGATGATAAACTGGATGTTGCATTGCAAAGGTTGCAACAGCAAGCAGATCTAAAACTCCTTGAGTTAGAACAAAAAATGAGAGGATAAGATCAAGGAGAAATTATGACAACTAGTTACAAAAAAGAGGCAATTAAAGAGCTGAAAGCGCAAAAGAAACTAGAGCGGGAAGCTGAAGCCGAAGCACTGTCTGCGCAAATTGCAGAACAAGCAAAAGCTGATGCAGAAAACGAAGCTCGTATCGCTAAAAAACTAGCGCGTATCGCAAAAGGCGAACCTGCCCCCGCAGAGCCAGAGCCTGCACCAGAACCCGAACCAGTCGTTGAGGAAGAAAAACCAGCGGCGAAAAAACCTGCTGCGAAAAAGCCAGCTGCTAAGAAGCGTGGCAGACCACCCAAGAAAAAGGATTAATTATGGAAGGATATACAAAATACAAACTTAAGAAAAAAACCATTGGCAAAATGGTTGACGGCGAAATGAAAAACGCTGGCGTTGAAAAAATTGTTGACATGAAAGGCAAGGGTGCCGCAACCAAAGGGTTGAAGTTTAAAGTCAGATCTTAATGGACGATTTAACGCTTCACGATAAGATCAAGAAAGCGATCAAAGATCGAGAGTCTCAGATAAGTGAGACACTTATGTCGGGAGCATTAGAAAGTATAGAACATTATAAATTTTTGCAAGGTGAGCTTTCTGCGTTATACTATATCGAATCGGAGATAAAAGAATATAACAAGGAACTGTGACGAATGTCTGAACAAGCAAAAAAAGCAATCGTAGACGCTTACGTCGATTCCGACGATAGAGTCCTCGATCCTACCTTATTAGATAAATCAGTTTTAGAACGAATGCCACAACCAACAGGTTGGAGGATGCTGGTTTTACCTTATGGCGGTAAAAGCACAAGCAAGGGTGGTATACTTTTAACAAGCGAAACTGTTGAAAGAGAATCCTTGGCTACTGTTGTTGCTTACGTTGTGAAGATGGGTCCTCAGTGTTATAACGATAAAAATCGTTTCGGCGACACACCATGGTGCTGTGAAAAGCAATGGGTGATGATAGGTCGTTACGCTGGATCTCGTTTTAAGCTTGAAGACGGAGCCGAAGTCAGAATCATCAATGATGACGAGGTTATAGCCACAATCCTTAATCCAGATGATATAATGAGCGTGTAACCATGATTGAAAACAACGAAAACCAAGAAAATCAAGTCGAAGAGGTCGAAGTAGATATCCAAGAGGATGCTGCTGTCGAAGCACAAACCACCAGCCCGGATGACGAGCTGGACAAATACACCAAGAGTGTAAGTAAGCGAATTAACAAAAAGAATGCGCAGGTTAAGGCTGCTGAAGAACGGGCTGCGTATTTTGAGCAAATTGCGCGTCAGCAACAAGAACAACTTAATGCTTATCAACAAAGCTACCAAGCGCAAGAAGACACTGTTCTGCAAAAAGAAGAAGAGGCGCTGGAAGCTAAAGAGCGCGAGGCAGCAGATCTATACAAACGTGCTGTAGAATCTGGCGATGCTGAATTGATGAGCAAAGCCGATGATCTCAAGGGCGATCTCAGGATCCAAAAAGAAAAGATCAAAGTGGCGAAGCGCAGGAGAGAACAAGCTCCACAAGCGCAGCAAGTAGACCAGTCTTACTACCAACAGCCAGCCGCCCAACAACAAGAAGCGGTTCAGCCTACACAAGAGGCTTTGAGCTGGTACGAGAATAATCAATGGTACGGTGATCAAGAAGATCCCGGTAATCTAGAAGCAACTCAGTATGCTTTTTTTCAACACAATATGCTTATCAATGAAGGATACGAGCCTGACTCAGAAGACTACTATGGTGAGCTTAACAACCGAATTTATAAAGTTTATCCGCACTTGCAATCCGCAGGTGAGGGTGACGGTCAAAAGGATAGTAGACCCTCCGTGCAAAGAGTCGCATCCGCTTCCGTTGGAAGTCGTCAACAAACACGTAGTAAAAAGAACGGCGTAACTTTCTCAAAGTCAGAAGTCGAGCGCCTTCGAGGGCTAAAACCGCACAACATGTCTGAACAAGACTGGTTGAAACGAGTGGCTCAAGAGAAGCAAAAAATCGCTCAAAGGGAGGCAGTATGACAACTAGCGAAAAGAAAGTAACGAATCGAAACTCACGTGAATCCGAAGCTCACGATAATAATCTTCGTAGTAAACCATGGAGGCCAGTTAGAAGCTTAGAAGCTCCACCTCCACCACCGGGGATGACCTACAGGTGGATTAGGAGCGCAATGCTTGGTGAAGAAGATCGATCTAACGTATCAAGACGTATCCGTGAAGGATGGGAATTGGTTAAATTAGAAGAACTTCCAGCTGAGTGGCAGCACATGTCAACCGTTGAGGTGGGCAAATCTACTGGCGTTATTAATAATGAAGGTTTGATTTTGGGCAAAATGCCCACTGAGATGGTCGAACAACGTAACGCTTACTATCAACAAAAAAACGTAGATCAAGTGGAAGCTTTAGATAATACGGTTTTCAATGATTCACGCAAAGATGGTCGTTACGTCAAATACGATCCTCAAAGGGACACCAAAGTGACCTTCGGTAAACAATGATAGGAGTGTATCATGGCTAATAAAGATGCCGCTTTCGGCATGAAGCCAGTCAAAATGATTGGTGGAGGCCCTTACACTGGTGGACAGAGTCGATATCGTATAGCCGCGAACTACGGAACAGCAATATTTCAAGGCGATATGGTAGCTCAAGTCACTGGTGGGACCGTTGAGGTCCATGCAGACGGAGGGACTGTTCCCATCGTAGGCGTATTTAATGGATGCCAATTCACAGACCCTACAACTGGCGAACAAGTGTTTAGCAACCACTATCCCGCATCGACAAATGCTTCGGACATAATAGCGTTTGTTATTGACGATCCAAATGTCGTTTTCGAGATACAGTGCAACGCAGCGTTCCCAATTGCAGACCTGTTTGGTAATTTTGACATTGTGTATACGACATCTGGTAATACCACTACTGGTATTTCAGGTGCTGAACTTAACGTCTCTGACGGTGGAACTGGAACGACGTTGTCTGTTAAGGCAATCGATATTTCAGAAGATCCTGATAATGACGATGTTTCATCGGATGCAACCAACGTATACGTTGTAATCCAAAACCATATATTCGGTGTTAAAGGCGCCGGGTTAGCTTAAGGAGGTTAATTAGATGGCGATTTCAAGAGCGCAATTAGCCAAGGAATTAGAACCCGGACTTAATAGCTTATTTGGAATGTCTTACGACTCTTACGGGGGTCAGGAGTATGCTGATATATTCAGTGTTGAGGACAGTCAAAGAGCATTCGAGGAAGAGGTCTTAATTACAGGCTTCGGTAGCGCACCGACAAAAACAGAGGGAGCAGGGGTTGCTTTCGATAATGCTAATGAAGGTTTCACAGCAAGGTATACGCACGACACTGTCGCGCTTGCTTTTGCTTTGACTGAAGAAGCAATCGAAGACAATCTTTACGATTCTCTTGGTAAAAGGTATGTAAAAGCACTTGCACAATCTATGGCTCACACCAAAGAAGTGAAAGGCGCAGACGTACTCAACAACGCATTCAGCTCATCTTTTACAGGTGGCGATGGCGTTTCTCTAATCAATACAGCTCACCCACTTGCGGGTGGTGGAACTGCTGCGAACAGAGCAACAACCATGGCAGACTTGAACGAGACTAGTCTCGAAGATAATCTGATTGATATTTCTACTTTTACTGATGACAGAGGTCTAACGATCTCAGTACAAGCTACTAAGCTTGTGGTTCCACCACAGCTAGTTTTTGTTGCTGATAGGATCCTCAACTCACCGGGCAGAGTAGGAACAGCTGACAATGACCTAAACGCGATCAGAAATACTGGTGTCGTTCCGGGTGGTTACACAGTTAACCATTACCTAAATGACCCTGATGCGTATTTCTTATTGACTACGGTCACTGAATCAGGTGAAGGCCTTAAGATGTTCCAAAGAACACCTATGGAAACATCAATGGAACCAGACTTTACGACTGGTAACATCAGATATAAGGCTAGAGAGCGTTACAGCTTTGGTTTCTCTGATTGGAGAGGAATCTTTGGCTCGCAAGGTGCTTAATTGAACCAACAGTAGGGTTTATTACTCAACTACTGAGAAAGAGGGCTTCGGCCCTCTTTTTTTATGCCTAAATACATATGTACAAAAACTTGCACACGGACACGGGATTGTGTATATTAACAATATAGATACGCAAAACCGGAGACAAAAATGGAACTAAAACTAGATTGGTCAGCAGAAACGGTCCACACAGATGGTCGTTTTATCAGCACTGCCAAGCCTAACTCAGACTTCTGGCAGGTATGGCGCGAGCGCAAAGCAGCCGTAAAAGCTGCTGGTTATTCTGTGCGTAAAGTCGATGATCAGTGGGTGGTTACCCGTCTCAGAGACAACGATCAGGCAATTGCTGATTCACAGGCTGTCGATGCAGACATCGAGATCCCGGTCCCGGCTGGACTGTCTTATCTGCCGTATCAAAAAGCTGGTATTGCTTATGCGACACAGCGCCAATCTACGCTGATTGGTGATGAAATGGGCTTAGGTAAAACCATACAAGCTATCGGTGTGATCAACGCTACGGCTCCAAAAACTGTTTTGGTTGTATGTCCAGCGTCTCTCAAGATCAATTGGAAGAACGAAATGACCAAATGGTTGGTCTCTGAGCGCGACATTCAGATCGTTAATGGTGGTGGAGAACAGATCCCTGAAAACCCTGACGTGGTAGTTATCAACTATGATGTGCTAACCAAGCACCAAGATGCAATCAACGCACGTACTTGGGATCTCGTTATCATGGATGAGGCACACTACATCAAGAATCCAAAAGCCAAGCGCACTGGCGTTGCTGTAGGCATCAAAGCGAACCGTAAGGTTGTATTGACCGGGACACCAATTACAAACCGTCCTATCGAGCTACAGCCCATTGCTGGTTATCTTGATCCTGTTACTTTTGGTAACTTCTTTAAGTTTGGCCGTAGATATGCAGGCGCTTATCAAGATCGATTTGGCTGGCACTTTGATGGCGCATCTAACTTAGATGAGCTGCAAAGACTGTTGCGTCAGTCCTTTATGATTCGTAGAAAAAAAGACGAAGTATTAAAAGAGCTGCCTGAGAAGGTGCGACAGATTATCGTATTGCCAAGCAACGATTACAGCGATCAGATCAAAAAAGAGTTTGAGACCCTTGCTGACGCAGTCACAGAAACATCTTCACAAGATATAGACTTTGAGCAAATGTCAGGCGTGCGTCACGACACAGCTCTAGCAAAAATCGCTGATGTGGTTGCTCACGTAGCTGATATCGATCATCAAGTGGTCGTTATGGCTCACCACAAAGACGTTGTTGACGGCATCAAAGAAGGCTTAGAGGCAGCTGGCAAGACTGTGGTTACTCTTACAGGCGACTGCACACAAGCTCACAGACAAAACTCTGTTGATACTTTTCAGGCGGGTAACGCTGATGTGTTTATCGGTACGATCGGGGCAGCGGGTGTAGGAATTACCCTGACTTCTGCAAGTCACGTAGTGTTCGCGGAGCTTGATTGGGTTCCCGGTAACGTGTCACAAGCAGAAGATCGATGCCATAGAATTGGTCAGGACAGCTCAGTGCTGGTCCAACACTTAGTCGTTGATGGTTCAATTGACGCTAGACTGGCTGAAGTGCTTGTTAGCAAGCAGAAGGTGCTAGATAAGGCTTTAGACAACGTGGTTGAAAACAATGTCAGCATCGAGGAGATAGCAATAGATGTGGAGTCTGTGGAAAAAGTATTCAAGAAATCGCCTAAGCCTTTGCCTGCAAATGTGGTGGTTGCATTACAGGATTTTGTATCTTGTGTTGCAAGTGCATGTGACGGAGCGCTTGCGGAAGATGGGATGGGTTTCAATGGGACCGACAGCAATTTCGGTAAAAGCCTCGCAGGGCAAGACCAATGGACACCAGCGCAACAACACGCTGCAAAAACCATGATCAAGAAATACAAAAGACAAATTATTAAGGCAGGGAGAGGTGAGGCCTACCAAAAAATTTACGGATAAGAAAGGGCTTCGGCCCTTTTTATTTGTTTTTTGGTTTTTAGTGGTATACTGACAGAGTCTCTATGGCAATCGGATGGGCCGATTGCTGGTCTAATTTAGGAGGACTGTAGTATGACAACACACTTTACGAGCGGAGTTACCAATGTTTCAGCTGATGGAACGCTTGGTAAGTTAAAAATGCCCGCACCCCAAAAGTATCATAGTTACTTCAATGATTTTGATACTTATCTAGCGTCCGATTGGACAATCACAACAACTGAAGGCGGATCCGGCGATGCCAGTGAAGCTTTAGCAGACGGCGATGGCGGTTTATTGTTAATTACTAACGATGATGCCGACAACGATAATGACTTTTTGCAATTAGTCAAAGAAGGCTTCAAGTATGAGACTGGCAAACAGTTAGCGTTCAACATGAGGTTTAAAACCAATGATGCGACGCAGACTGATATTGTTGCTGGTTTACAACTTACGGACACAAGTCCGTTAGATGTTACAGACGGTATTTTCTTTCTGAAGTCTGATGGCGGTACAACAATCACTTTTATCGTTGAAAAGGACAGCACACAATCTACTTTGGATTTGCCTAATGCTTTGGCCGACGATACTTTCATGACTATTGGATTTGTTTATGATCCAAAAGACCAGAAGTTTCACGTTTTCCAAAACAATGTATTGGCTGGAACCGTAGTAAACACCAACGCTCCAGATAACGAAGAGTTAACCGTATCGTTTGGTATACAAAATGGTGCTGCCGCTGCGAAAACTTTGACCGTTGATTATATTGGCGCACACAAAGAACGCACTGCGGTAACTGAACTATAGGGGGTGAGATATGGCTGATGCTGTAACTACCCAGACTATTCAGGATGGCGAGAGAAATCTCGTCATGCGGTTCACCAATGTGTCTGATGGCACTGGCGAGTCAGCAGTTAAAAAGGTAGATGTATCTGCTCTAGCTGCAAACTCTGCCGGACAAGCCTGCACTGAGGTTCACATCCAAAGAATTTATTGGATGACGGTCGGAATGAGCGTTAAGTTAGAATTTGATGCGGATACAAACGTCTTGCTAACACACATACCGGCAGACGCGACCGGCGATGAATACTACGATAACTTTACGGCTATTCCAAATAATGCTGGAACTGGCAAAACCGGAGACATTGACTTCACAACTGTGGGTCACTCCAGCGGCGACAGTTACTCTATAATTCTTGAAATGATCAAGAGGTATGATTAAGGACGCATTATGAGTCAGATGCCGGGAGATATGGGGTCAGAAATTTTAGCTGCACGATCACGCATGCAAGACATGCAACGTCCGGGCGGTATAGGAGGTTTATTAGGTAGATTTAGACGCCCTATGTTTCCCCCCATGGGCGGTTTTGGTGGATTTGGCGGAGGCGGATTTGGGCCACCTCCGTTTAATCCTATGATGTATGGAGGATTCCCCGGAATGGGTGGAGGATTCTTTGGTGGCTTTCGGCCAAGATTTAGGCGTAGACCTCGACCAACAATGCCAGATTACTCGAAACAATTTTCTACGCTTGAAGCCAAGATCGCAGAGCTTCAAAAACAATTAGCGGATAGACAAGCTGCTACACCTATGCCCGATCCTGCCATGGACGTGGCTGAACCAAGGCCTCCTATGCGAGTAGGCACGATGGGCGGTCCCGGTTTTGGTCGCTACCCACTAGGGACTGCTGGTCCTGAATTTTTATATGATGATGCTGGTAACCCTATTTTGGAGCCGCCCGGTGGGTTGAGAACTACTTTGCCAATAGATGGCATGGGACCCGGTAGGTTACAAATACCAAACATTTCTGATGGTCGTCTAGATATTGCAGAAATTGAAGAAAGATTGGCAAATCTAAACATACCGACACCGCCAGCGATTACGATTCCACCAAGAGAAATATTAGAGAGAGGACCGGGCGGTGGCAAGATTCCAATGAAACCGCCGTCAATATCAAGGTTACCAAGCGATATGTTAGATGCTGTTGATGACAGAGGAGTGCCGATATTTGGCGGTAGAGGCGATTCAATGCCGCCTCCTACAAAGCTTCCCAGAGTACCAGCAAGGCTTGAGCCGATCAAAATGCAACCACTTCCTTTGCCGGGAGGTGAAAGAATTGACCTTCCACGCATACCCGATGAAATACTAAGAGACGTGCAGAGCCGAGGCACTGTAGGTCCCGGCATGGTGCCACCACCAGTCGACAAACTGCCTCGTATGGATCCAATTAAGGTTCCCATAAAAATGCCACCGGTGCCTATGATTCCTGCACCAATGCCAGATCCTATGCCAATGCCAAGTATGCCGGCGCCTATACCGAGCATGCCAGCGCCTATGCCTAGGCTTCCTAGGGTTGGAATGGCAGGTCCGGGGCCAAGGATAAGAAGATGACGCAAAAAAAATTAAACAAAGTAATAAAAGGATTGAAAAAAGCCAGTAAAACACACGCACAACAAGCCAAGACCTTGAGCGCAATAAAGATGAAGAAAGGCGGTAGCGTGCCTGATAATGTGGCTAATCCTTCGCTTTACGCGAAAGCTAAAGCTAAAGCAAAAGCAAAATTTGACGTGTACCCCTCAGCTTATGCTAATGCCTACATGGTGAAAGAATACAAAAAGATGGGCGGTAAATACAAAGGCGCCACGGGAGGAGAGGTGACTTTAAAACCAATACCTAAAGGTAATAAAGGTTTGCCAAAGCTACCGACTAAAGTACGAAACAAGATGGGCTTTATGGCTAAAGGCGGCACCGTCATGGTACAAGGGCGTGGCTGTGGTGCGATGATGAATAGCAAACGCAAAAAAACTAGAGTGCCTAGAAGCTAATGAAGAAAAAAAAGGATCCCAAAGTAGGCACAGGCAAAAAGCCAAGGGGATCTGGTAGAAGATTGTATACAGACGAAAACCCCAAAGACACTGTCAGTATTAAGTTTGCAACCATGAAAGATGCTGACGCTACGGTGCGAAAAGTAAAAAGAATAGACAAGCCGTTTGCCAGAAAAATACAAATACTCACAGTCGGCGAACAGCGCGCAAAGGTTATGGGTAAAACGGGCATAGCTAACGTGTTTAAAAGAGGAAAAGAGGCCATTAGGAGACAACATGGCAAAGCCTAAAGGTGGTCTTACTGAGTGGTTCAAACAAGATTGGGTGGACATAGGTTCTCCAAAAAAAGGTGGTGGGTACGCAAAGTGTGGCAGGTCTAAGTTAGAAAAAGACCGAAAAAGAAAATATCCGAAATGTGTGCCAGCTGCCAAAGCAGCAAGAATGTCAAAATCACAAATAAAGTCAGCGGTGCGTAGAAAGCGTGCGAAAAAACAAGGCGTAGGTGGTAAACCTACTAATGTAAAAACATTTGCTGCAACTGGTGGTAAAATAACAAAAAGCTCAAACATGGGTTTGTTTGGCAGAATTTAAGGAGTAACTATGTTCAAAAATACGAAGGGTTATGCAATGAACAAAAAGTCTAAGGGTGGATCAATACGCAAAAAATCCAAAGGCGGTTCAATGCTAAAAATGGCAAAGGGTGGCGGGACAGCTGTGACAGCTAAAAAACGCTCTTTGCAGGCTGGCAAAAAAATGAAAACAGATATTGGCAACAGACCAACCAAGGCGCCTCAAAAGGTTGCAAAAAAATCTAAGGGTGGAGCCTTGATGAAAAAGTCTAAAGGCGGATCTTTGATGAAAAAGTCTAAAGGTGGCGCTATGATGAAAAAGTCTAAAGGTGGACGCATGATGCGAAAATCTAAGGGCGGAGCGATGAATAAAAAATCCAAAAGGTAAGCCATGTCTTACCTCATAAGTAACGTCCCGCACTTTAAATGTTGGGTGAGGCGGGAGTTTACCCATAATCATGAAAAATATCATGATGAATACATCCACGCTTTAGCCATTGCGGTTAACACAATTCCAGATCGTTCTTTAAGTTTCCAAGTAGTGTTTACAGGTTGCGAAGCAGATTGCGATGATTGGGACGAAGGCAACATACATGGTGGCGCTATGTGGGCGCGTATGCCCATCCAAGGGTTAGTTTTTGACATGCCATTAGAAGAGTTTCCTAAGCCCATGGAAGATCATTTGGCACAACCTTGGGACTGCGAATCAAGGCATCATGCGGTTACCGTTATGGACCGTGTAAGCTCATCACCGTGGATTGCTAAAATTGATGGCGAGTTTTATCAAGCCAAATATTTGTTCACGGTTGACTACACAGACTCGGACATAGCAGATGATCCTGCACAACACAAGCAATCTCATGTATTATATATAACTGAAGATTGCGAATGGAAAGGCAATCTGGTTGCATTACCTAACAACCGGGTTAGGGCTACAAGCCCAGCTCTTTGGGTTACAGGCGAAGGCGCACCAGACTTCAAACCATCGCAGTGGGCGCATAGCGCAGAAGGGCATGAAAGTTATTTGGATCCGGCGATAACTTTTAATAATTTATATGAGGATTAGATGGCATTATCCGGCAGCAAAAACTTTGAACCAGATGTAGCAGAATACATCGAAGAGGCTTTTGAGCGTTGCGGCTTAGAGCTTCGTACTGGTTATGATTTGCGTACTGCCAAAAGAAGCGCCAACCTGATGTTGGCAGAATGGGCTAACCGAGGCCTTAATCAGTGGACCATCAAAGAAGTAGACATAACCATGGTCAAAGACACTTCGACCTACAATATCGACTCCACAAATGCCACAGCTCCAATTGACGTGTTAGATGCTTATGTGCGAGAAACCATTAACAATGAAACTACCGACTTTCCACTGAACAAAATAAGTCGTGCGGAGTATGCAAACTTAAGCGTCAAAACAACGAGCGGCAAGCCAAATCAAGTTTTTGTAAACAAGCAGACAACACCAACAATCACGGTTTGGCCGGTGCCTGACAAGAACAGCACATACACCGTAAGATTAAATGTTTTGACACGTATGGACGACGTAGACGGAGCTGTAGATACCGTCGATATGCCGTTCAGGTTCTTTCCGTGCTTTGTGGCTGGTCTTGCTTATTACATAAGCATGAAAAAAGCCCCAGAGAGGACTGGCATGCTCAAACAAGTGTACGAAGAAGAATTTACAAGAGCTTTATCGCAAGATGAGCCTCGCACATCATTAAGAATCGCGCCAAATCTTGGCAGGTACAACTCAGCATAATGGCTTTTGCATCTGGAAAAGAAGCTTACGGGATCTGCGACATAACCGGTTTCCGTTACAAGCGAAGCGAAATGAAAAAAACTTGGAATGGTCTAATTGTGGGGCCAGATCAATGGTCACCCAAACACCCACAATTAGATCCCAAGCCAAAACCAGCCGATCCACAAGCGATTCGTGACGCTAGACCAGAGACATCAGAATTCAATCAGTCTTTTGTGTTGTATACAAATGTAGACAAAGGTATACTTGGGACTAAACTTGACACTTACGAACTTACTGTAAGTGTCGGCGAGGTAACCATAACGACATCATGAGTTTTACGTTAGCGACATTAAAGACTGCAATACAAGACTACTTAGAGTGTACAGAAAGCACTTTTGTTACGAATCTGCCCACTTTTATTAAAGAGTCTGAGCAACGCATCTTTAAGCTTGTCGAGCTACCAAAGCAGCGCAAAAATGTCACGGGACAGGTAACTGCTAGTAATAGATTTTTAGCTACACCTTCAGATTTTTATGCACCGTTTAGCGTGGCAATAATATCTAGTAATACTTATCACTACTTGGATTTTAAGCACACATCTTTTATCAAAGAGTTTGCGCCGAATACAACTACAACTGGAAGGCCTAGATATTACTCGCTGTTTGACGACACTGCATTTGAGCTTGCTCCAGTGCCTGACGCAAACTACGACGTAGAAATTCACTATCTACATAAACCGGCGTCCCTAACGTCCGGTGCAGAGAGTGGCACAACACTTTTATCCACAGACTATCCTGATGCTCTCCTTTATGGTTCTCTCGCAGAGGCGGCAGTGTTCTTAAAAGAACCGCCAGATGTCATAGCGACATTTGAACAACGGTTCAAAGAGGCCATTGCTAGAATGAAGACCATCGGGGAGGGACGTGAAACCAGAGACGAATATCGTTACGACCTCCTGAGAACAGGAGTAAACTAATGCCCAAAATAGAGTCGCTTGAGGGCGCTCACGTAGCGATTGTTGCCTTGGGCAACTCACAAGTAGATTATGCCATTGGTGCAGAAAACAGCATGCAATGGGATGAAGTCTGGACCGTCAACTCAGCAGCAGCTGTATATAAATCAGATCGTATGTTTATGTTGGACCCAGCCAGTCGGTTTTTTGATACCGATGATGCGGGTGCGCAAACAGACGTGATGAAAAAGTTTCTGCCGGAATGCGACATACCTTGTTACACCTGCGAACTAGATGAGCGTGTACCATCAGCTGTTGTGTATCCCATCAAAGAGGTGGTGCAAGATACCAAGTGCGCATACCTAAACAACACCATTCCAATGACAATTGCATTTGCTTATTGGAATAAGGTGGCGCGTATTGATCTTTTTGGCGTCGATTATAGCTATCAACACAATTTACATTTTGCGGAAGCAGGCAGAGCTTGCGTGGAGTTTTGGCTGGCTAAATGCATGGAGGCAAACATCGAAATCGGGGTGTCGCATAGATCTGGTTTGCTCGATCAAAACGTACCGCTAGAGGAGCGTATATATGGCTTTCATCGCTTAGAAGATCCTATCGTCGCAGTTAATCATAACTCTGGCTGGATAGTGTGTGAAAACTCTCGGATTGAAGCAGAAATGAAAATGGCTGGGGCGAAGGTGCCAGAGCCTGTTCTATCACCGGAGCCTTATCGTGGCTGAGATGGGTAAAGACAGCTTTTTAGAGCTTGGCAGCGTGATGGTTGAAACCACACAGAACAAAGGCCATGACCCTGAGTTTTGGGCAGAGCAGATAACCAAGAAGATTTGTGACATTTCAGCGGACGCAGCGCCACACATAAGACAGCAAGCTGAAGCTTTCCAAAACTACATCTATACGATAGTGTTGTATGGAATAAAGAACGCAATTACCTCAGATCGTACAACTATGGTAAACTTATTGACAAGTCAGGGTCATCATGACATGGCTAAGATAATTAAGGAGTTATAGTTATGGCAATAACAAGCGCTATACCAACAAGCTTTAAGCAAGAGCTGCTTGTCGGTACACATAATTTTACTGCCAGCTCCGGTAATTCTTTTAAGCTTGCTTTGTACACTAGCTCGGCTACTTTGGGCGCGACTACGACAGCTTTTACGACAACCGGGCAGGCATCAGGTACAAACTACACCAGTGGTGGAAACACACTTACGTCAGTCACGCCAACCACATCAGGCACTACAGCCTTGTGTGATTTTGCGGATCTTACTTTTGGAACCGCTACGGTTACAGCAAGAGGATGCATGATCTACAATGATACGCAATCGGATAAAGCTGTCGCAGTGATCGACTTTGGAGGCGATAAAACTAGCACGGCGGGTAATTTTACTATAGTGTTCCCCGCTGCCAATGCCACCGCTGCGATTATACGATTGGCTTAAAATTTAATCTTTTGTGGTAAAATTTTTGTATGCCACTAACTACATTAAATTTTAAACCGGGTATAAACAAAGAAGAAACCGACTACGCAAACGAGAACGGTTGGGTAGATGGTAATCTAATTCGGTTCAGAAAAGGCAGGCCAGAAAAGATTGGCGGCTGGGAAAAACAGTCTGATACGAATACTTATCTAGGATCTGGCAGAGCCTTACACAGCTGGATCTCTCTCGGCGGAGCGCGATACTTGGGTATCGGCACGCACCTCAAATACTATATTGAAGAGGGCGAGGCCTACAACGATATAACTCCCATAAGAGTTACTACAAGCGCCGGAGACGTTACGTTTAGCGCAACCAATGGATCCTCTACATTAACCGTGACTGACGCTTCACACGGCGCGTCAACGGGCGATTTTGTGACTTTCTCTGGCGCTTCTTCTTTGGGTGGATTGGTAACAGCCGCTGTTATCAACCAAGAATATCAAATACTTCTTGTCACCGGAACAAACACGTACACCGTCACCGCTAAGGACACTAACGGTGCAGAGGTTACAGCAAACGCAAGTGACAGTGGCAATGGTGGAAGCAGCGTGGTCGGCGCTTATCAAATTAACACTGGTTTGGACGTTTACGTGCCTAGCACTGGCTGGGGTGTTGGTTCATGGGGCGCAGGTACGTTTGGTTCATCTTCTGCAATTACTGCAAGCGGTCAGCTTAGGCTATGGACTCACGATAATTTTGGTGAAAATTTAATAATAAACCCAAGAGGTGGTGGCATATATCGATGGGTAGAAAATAACGGCTTGTCTGTCAGAGCATTAGAGCTGCAAGGCATAACCGGGGCAAGCAAAGTGCCAACTTTGGGTTTACAAGTTATAACCAGCGAAGTGGACCGTCATTTGATCGTGTTAGGCGCTGATCCGATCGACAGCAGTAGCGGCAACAGAACAGGTGTTATTGACCCTATGCTAGTCGCATTCTCAGACACAGAAAACGAATTAGATTTTAATCCTATAGCTACAAATACTGCTGGATCCGTAAGATTGTCATCTGGCTCATTGATCGTTGGTGGCTTGAAGTCAAGACAAGAAACTTTGATCTGGACCGATACCAGTCTTTACTCGATGACTTTTATTGGGCCACCACTTACTTTTGCTTTAAATCTTATAAACGAAGGTGCCGGTCTTATTGGTCCGAAAGCAGCTATCAACAGCCCGGTTGGTGTGTTTTTTATGAGTAAAAACGGCTTTTACTACTACAACGGCGCAGTCAAAAAATTACCGTGTAGTGTGCAGGACTATGTGTTTTCAGATCTTGATTTGAGTCAGGCTTTCAAATGTTACGCATCACTACACGCAGAGCATTCTGAGGTTTGGTTTTGGTATGTGTCAGAAGAAGACGGCACTCAAGAGATATCGCGTTATGTGATCTACAATTATGAGGAATCAACTTGGAGTATCGGCAAGCTGGTTAGATACAGCTGGCTGGATGCAGGCATTGAGGATAAGCCGCTTGCTGCCGGTAAAGTTTCTGACGCTGGCGTTGTTTATTTACATGAGTCTGGTTTCAATGATGATGACAGCGCTATGTCTGACGTGTTTATAGAGTCAGCTGACATTGACTTAGCGGACGGCGAAAATTTTATGTTTATAAAAAAGCTTATACCAGACATAAAGTTTTCGACAACATCCGGCGTGTCGAACACGCCAGCAATGAATATTGTCGTTAAGCGGAGAGATTACAACGCTGACACTTTATCTACAGATAGCACAAGCCAAATTACTACTTCTACTCGTTTTACGAACTTGCGCACAAGAACCAGACAGGTTGTGTTGCGATTTGAGAGCGACGACGATAATAGTGTTGAGGCTGACAAAAAAGATTACAAATTTAGAGTCGGTAACACTAGGCTAGATATACAACCCTCTGGGCGTCGTGGTTAATGGCTAAGATTCTTGAGACTCGCTTGCCTCTGGCTGTGGATGGCGAGGTCACCGTGGATACGTTTAACCGTTTAGTCAGAATCTTGGAAATAAACCTTGGCGCAAAAGATATAGATAAAACGCCAGTTTTTAACGCTTCAGAAATTTCTGCGTTACAATTCGCTACTGGTGCTATAATATTTAATAGCACCGTAGAAGTCCATCAGGCGTTTGATGGCACGGAATTTAGGAATTTATATGAGCATCAAACTTATGTAACAGGATTGGGAGGTACTTTAAGCGTCGGCAGTGTAACCGTCACGATAAGTTAATACTATGGCAGAAAACAGAATATCACCAGAACTTTTAGATCGAATAAACCAATTTGCGGGAGCTGGTGCGGTTTCTGACCAAGAAATGGCGATGATGCAAGGCGCGGCACCTACTATGCCTACAGCACCGATGCCCATGACGGGATCTGGTGCTATATCAGACCAAGAAATGCGGATGTATGAAGCGGGGGCAGCCGGTATGCCCACAGCACCCATGCCTATGATGGGATCAGGCGCCGTTTCCGATCAAGAACTCATGATGATGCAACAAGCTGGTGAAGAAGATCTTGGCGCTCGCATACAGCAGCTTATAGACCAAATGCAGGCTAGTGATGACGTAGATGAACAAAAACAACTAGCCAAAACTATAGAGCGCTTACAACTAGGGGCAAATGCGCCATTAGCTGATCAAGCGTTGATGATACAAGAAGCTGGTACAGGCGAAGACACTGTTTTGGCTCACCTCAGCCCCGGCGAAGTAGTTTTGCCGCCACAATTTTTAGAAGATCCTGAATTTGAATCCATGATTGAAAAGAAATTCATGGATGCCGGTATTGACCCACAAGAGGCAGTAGCTGGTGTGGGTATTGCGAGCTTGAACCAAATGACCGGACTAGAAGAGTTTGGTTTTTTCAAAAAAATTGGTAAAGCACTCAAGAAGGTAGCAAAGAAAATTGCACCTATCGCTGGTCCGTTAGCTAACTTCATACCCGGTGTTGGACCGTTGGTTGCTGGTGCTATTGGCGCTGCAACTAATGTGGCAGCAGGTAAAGGTTTGAAGGGAGCGATATCTGGAGGTTTAGGTGGGTACACGTTTGGTAAGGCCCTTACAGGTATTGGTAGTTTAGGTGGCACTTCGGCAGCAGATTTTGCTAAAAAAGGGCTTGTAGGAAAAATACAATCAGTCGGCGGTGGCTTGGCTTCATTACCGGGAGAAGGCTTCCTCGGAAAAACATATGAATTGTTTATGCCGGGTCAGGATCAAACAGGTCTTTTTGGAAACTTACGCAAAGCCGGAGGTTACATTTTTGGAACTGGTCCAGACGGACAACCGTTCTTCCAACCTGATCCTACTGCCACTACAACAACAACACCGGCAAGTACAACAACATCGACAAGTACAACAACGCCCACGACAACCACAACGGCTGCACAACCACAAGGCAGTGCATTGAGTAGGTTTTTGAGCGGTATGTTTCCGGGCGGCGCCGCCGGCGCCGGTTTAGCTGGTGGCTTAGGTAGTCTTGCAGGTTTTGGGCTGGCAGGCACAGCAGCTTTAAAACTTGGTAAGCTTGCGATGGAAGAGGCTAAAAAAGACAAAGGTGTTCCGTTAACTCCATTGATCACAATGGACGCAGGGGGCCGATACAACATAGAAGCTGAAATTGCCCGTAGAATGGGCAAAGCCCCACCAAATCCTGTTGAGTTTGGTCTACAACCTGCGTTTCCAACATTAAGTGGAGGGCAGGCAGGACCCAGAAAAGATGCTGTTTCATCCCAATACGTGATGCAAGCAGCGGAGGGCGGAGCCGTAGATGTGGAGATGACGATAACAGGAGAACAAATTCAAGAAGCAATTGAGCTTATAAAATTGGCAGAGGATCTGCCTCGTCTAAAGGATGAACCAGCGTATCAAGCAGCACTAAATTTATTGGGAGCTAGTGGGATTCTCTCTGTAAACCCAACGCCTTTAGTGCCGGGCGCTCAATTGGGGTTTGAACAAGGTAAGTTAGCAAATACAAGAGCAGGAATGAGAGCGGGTAGAGCCGTGGCCGCGCTTGGTAAGACATTAGAAGACACAGCAAAATTCGGACCCGGTGAACCTATCAGTAAAATGTATGGAGGTCCCGTAATGGCTTACGCTCAAGGTGGAGCTGTTGCGATGCAAGAAGGTGGTGAGCTTGATCCAAATCAATTTCCTAGAATGAATGGTTACATAGACGGACCCGGAACCGAAACCAGTGACGACATTCCGGCCATGCTGAGTGACGGCGAGTTTGTTATGACCGGGCAAGCGGTTAGAGGAGCCGGTTCATTTCAATTAAACGAAGAGCCTAACGGCATCTTAACTTTGGTGCCATCTGCGTCTGAAAGCAGAGAGCGAGGAACTCAGCTTATGTATCAAATGATGGATGTCTTCGGGAGATACGCGAATGCAACCAGTTAGAGAATATCAACAAGGCGGGGCGCTAGACGCATCGTTTTACGGTTATGACCCAGAAGAGTTTGAGCCGTTAACCCAAGAAGAGTATGACCAACAAGAGGCCGACTATTACGGTATCAGCGTCGATGAACTAAGAAACTTTAGACAACAGCAAGCTGGCATCGGTGGCCTGCCTGCTTCACAAGAAACGGCGGGAGATGCTCCATATGTGGCGTCTGCAACTACCACAGCTACATCAAGGGATCCCGCCCTCCAACAATTGTTGTTTGGTTTAGATGGTCAGGGTGGGTTTATACCCGGTGCTATGCGCGCAGCAGAGCGAACTTTTTTCGACGAAGAAGGCAGACCGGTTATTGTCCCTCAAGAGGTTGCAGGATTAACGCCAGATCAACTGGCAGCTGCACAACAAGCTAGAGATCTTGTCGGCGTGCAAGATCGATTTATTAGCGATGCAGAGGGCGCTTACAGGGCTGGTATAGATGAATTACGTTCCGGGCAAGAAGCCGCAAGAGGCTTCGGTATGCGTGGTCTTGAAGCTGTTCAGGCTGGCGCAAGCGAAGAAGAAAGATTAAGACAATCTGGTTTAGAGGGGCTGCTTGGATCTTTGGGCGAAGGTCGTAGATTAACCAGAGGCGCAACAACCGATTTAATGTCTAGACTAGGCGAGACTGAAGCTATACGCAGAGGTTCCGCACTTGGTTTTGGACAAAGGCTTGGTGAGTCAGAAGAGCTTTTACGAGGCACTACAGGAGAGTACGATCCATCTATGACTCAACGGTTTATGGATCCGTTTGAGGATGCCGTGGTGCAACAAACCGTTGAAGATGCGGTTAAACAAGCAAATCTTGCCGATATATCACAAACCGCTAGAGACATACGTTCTGGTGGAGAGTCAGCATTTGGCTCTAGAGCGCGTCTATCAGCCGATGAGCGAACAGAAGCATTAGGTAGGGGGTTAGCTAAAGAATTAGCAGGAATACGCTCTAGAGGCTTCTCTGAGGCTCAGAGAACAGGATTAGGCGAGTTTGCTAGACAACAGCAGGCTGCTCGATCTGCAAGCGCAGGGTTGGCGGGTCTAGCCGGCCAAAGACTTGGGGCTGGGCAGCAATTAGCAGCCGGACTCGGACAATCTGCACAACAAAGGTTTGGAGCAGGCACAGGATTAGGACAAGCACTCGTAGGATTTGGTCAAACCGGACAACGAGCGCAAGCTGGCGCCGGTCAAGCAGCGTTGGGTGCAGGACAAACTTTGTCAGGTGCATTGGGTCAGATGGGCGGACTTGAAAGTCAAATCGGCCAGCAAAGATTTCAAGCACAACAAGGGTTAGGCGGATTCTTGCAAGGACTGGGTGGTCAGGCGCAACAAGCAGGTATGGCAGGAATTAACTTGTTATCCGGTATTGGTGGTCAACAACAAGCTCTGCAACAACAAATTCTTAACGCTCAAAGAGCCAACGCTTTACAGGCACAACAAGCTCCGTTACAGCAGTATCAAGCGCTTCTGCCTTTTATTGGTACCGCAACGCAAACGGCTGGACAACAAACTAATGTGCAAAACTTCACACCACCACCCAACCCATTACAGGCTGGTTTAGGTGTAGGTTTGTCAGCCTTGGGCGGAATTGGTAGTTTCTTCCAACCGAGTACACAAAGAGCTGTCTGATGGCGATAGGTAGGCCTCAAATGGAAGAACAAATCAAAAGTTTTGCAACAGCAGGAGCGGTTGACGGCACTCCTGATATGACCGACATAGACAAGCAGTTAGAAGTAATTAGAGAGATGACTGCTTTGGTGACTGCTCAAAACGAAGCGAGAAGATCTGACCCATCTCAATTTTTGAGACAATCTGGACCACCAGATCCAAAGCTGATAAAAGAATACAATGACATGCTTGTCAAAAATTTTGGCACCAGCAGAAGATCTAACATATATGATTTAGCTTCTACGCTTGGCGGAGCCATGTTGTCTGCTGACCCAAGAACCGGAGCTTTTCGTTCACTTGGTCAAGGCTTTGCACAGTTTGGTCTAGAGGAAAAAAAACGTAGACAGCAACAAGATATAGAGCGCAGGCAGTTAGCTTTGAAAGCTTTTGAGCTTGCAAAGTCAGATAAAGATGCAGCTATAAAGCTCATGAACGATTACGACATTGCCATTGCAAAACAAAATCCAGAAAACGAATGGCAAAACTATTATGTAATAGATCCTAAAGGCATAACTGTAAAAGGCATTTTTTATGACGCAGGTACGTTTGCTCCCCTAACCGTCACGGAAGCGTCTGGTTTGCGTGGCAGGATACAAGTGGGTACGGGCGGTGGTGTTAAAGTACCACAGGTCGGATCTGTGGCCAGATACATGACAAGAGAAAATGCTGAAAAACAAATTGCGGCGCTAGGACTTACAAGTGACATGCCAAACTTCGACTCGGCTGTAGCAAGAATCACAGCCCCAAGTGATTCAAGAATTGGCAAAGATGTAATCATGGCTGGCAAATATATGGAGCTAAGGCCATTGGTTCAGGACGGCATAATTATTGACGTTATGCTTGCTCCATCTAGTGGCAGCGTACAGCCCGGTTTTGAGGTTACACGTAACGAAAGACTCAAGCTTATTGCTAAAAACCAAGATAGTTACACCGAAAAACTTTTACAGGTGGTGCCAACTGTAGAGAGAGCTATGGCACAATTAATGGCTGGTGCTGAAACTGGTGCAGTTACCGAGTTAACTTTAGGATTGCGTCAGTTAACTAACCAGCTGTTCGGTACATCTGATCCGGGTTTGGCTAGTATAGAAGATATCGTTGGTATTTCTAATTATCTAGCCCCAAAAATGCGTCCGGTAGGTTCCGGTTCTACAAGTGATATGGAGTTTAGAGCTTATCAGAACGCTATTTTGGCTTTGGGCAAAACGCCACAAGCAAACTATATCTCTCTTTATGCATTCAAAAAAATGACTGAGAATGGTATTAGAAACAACCAACTAGAACAACAACTTTTATCGGACTCCAGTATCAATGATATGGAAGTGGTGAATGCCGAGTTAGCTAAATTAGACAGAGGCATTTTTGAAAAATTACCAGAGGATGTAGACGTTAACGACGAAGCGGCTGTTAATGCTTGGTATGCCAGCTTGCCATCTGGTGCGGTGATCGATAACGCCACTATAAAAATATTCGACGGGGCAGGTCCGTTTGTAATTAAAGATTGGGGCTTGATGCAATAATGAGTGTTGAATTACCAAAAGGAGCAGGCACACAACAATTAGGTGAAGAGAATGATCTTACGAATGCCGCTAACCAAAATGAAGCAGATCCACAGCTTGTAAATGAGCTTTCTGAAACCGGTCTGGGTGAGCCTACGGATGACGTTGAATTTCCGGGTGTACCTGAAATAACTTATATGGGCGATGATGCTCCGGGGTTTTTTGAGCGTGTAATACCTAATTTCAAAGCGATTATGGTAAGCGACGATCTTGGTAAATTAGAGATATTTCAAGAAGCCTTCAAAGATGATCCAAGATGGGGTGGTGGCTTTGTAGATAAATTTGGCAATCCAATGATGATTTGGAATGAAATGCCTTACTACGTGAACAAGCCCGGTTTTACTACTACTGATTTCAACACCGTCTTAGGCGAGATAATAAAATATATACCAGCGACCAAATATGTAGGCAAAGCTAAGTCACTCAAAGAAACTGTGTTGAGAGGCGTCCCATCCTACACAGCAACCGAATTAGGATCTAAAGTGGGGGAGGCCGCGATGACTCCTGAAACGGTGGAAGCGAGAGATCAGACGCTTGGTGATGTGGCCAAAGAAACTGGAATAATTACCGGCATCGGAGTGGGAGCTGATGTTATTGTGCCTACCGTCGTAAAGCCCGGTGTAGAGGTTGCTAAAAAAGTAACCCAAGCAGGTAAACAAGCGGTTAGTGAAAGTTTAAAAATAGCTGGCAGAGCTGGGTTTCCACAAATAACTGAGGAAGTTATACAACAATCTAAATATCCACTTACCAGAGGACAAAGAACAGCCGAACTACCCGAAGGACCTACGCCCAGATCCACCACACAAACGGGTGTGGAAGATGAATTAAGAAGAGCGCAAGACTCTGGCTTGGGTACAACGATTATCCGTGGATTTGATGACCAACAGTTATCGTTGATTCGTCAAGACGCCGTTGAGTTACAGACAGAGCTTGGGGCTAACACTATAGGGAGAGACGGTCTTTACGGGAACATACCAAGCGCTGCCGCAGAAGAAACGCAATCTATTATTGGTGGAAGGGCCGCAGCACTCAAAGAAGAATCAAGTGCGCTATATCAAGACTTATTGAAAGTGCCTAGCCCACCGATGATGACGGCGGAGGGTGTCGGTATAG